TTCTTCTAATTGTTTTTCATCTAAAATCCGTAATCTTTGATCTTCTACATTTTCAAGTTCACTTCTTAAACCAACATTTTTCTTATCTTCTTGATTTTCTTTTGTAACGGTAGTTAATTCTATCTTTTTTTGTATAACATCATCTTTACCAAAGGCTTTATTTACTTTATCAAGAACTGCATCTGCTTCTTCTTGTATTTCAGCATCACTAGAACCAAAGAATTTTTGTGCTCCTTCTAATAATTTATTAATAATTTTAACCGCTTTTGTTACCGCTGGAATAAAATATTCACCTATTGATTCGGAAAAATTTATAAATTCTCCTTCTAATTGCTTTATTTGACCTTGATATGTGTCCAAACCCCTTGTAGCATCCCCTAATATGCCAGCATCTGTCATAGACCTCATTATTATGTTTAGTCTAGCTTGGGTTTTTATTACTTCATTAGTGTTTTGCACCGTTGATTTTAAACCCATTCGATACAATTCTAATTGTAAAGCTGATTGTTTTAAGTTAATACCAAATTGATCTAAAACTTCGGGAGAACCAGCCAATGCAGACAAAAATCTTTTTTGTGCATTTGAATCTGCTATACCAAAAAATGAGGCTAAATCTAAAGACAATGTCTGCATTTTAACAGACATATTAGCAGCCTCTTTACTTACAAAACCTAATCCACTAAAAAATGCATTAAAAGAAACCGCTCCTTTTTTAAGTTGTGTCTCATTTCTATTAAGTGAGTCAGCTAACTTACCTAACTCAGTTTCAACAGAACTAGATATTCCAGCAAATGACCTAGAAAAACTACGCTCAACATTTTCCATCTCACCAGCAGCATCTGCAAATTGTTTTCCTAATTGAAATATTTGTTGACCAACAAAAGCAGTTGAAAAAGCACCAATAGTTCTGTTTAATGTCTTAAAACCCGATTGTACTTTCTTTATTCCTTTCTGAAATTGTTCTGCTCTGAGTCCTACCCATATTGATAATTTATTGTCTCCTAATGCCATAACACAAATTTAACTAATATTATATAGGTAATTTTACTGCCTTGCCAATAATAGATTTTATCTCTTCGTGAGTAGGTAGAGGGGTTTTCTTTTCGTCAGCATTGTCGTGAGGAAGTTTAAATAGGTCTTTTGGAGATATTCTTTTCTTGTTACCAAAAGAGCAATTGATAGTCAAAGTAGCTAAGTACCTTGTTCTATCCCAATGCTGATTATGATTATGAACCCATGACTCAATAGACCTTAAAAAGTCTGACCAAGTCATGTTCCAAAAGATGTCGGGAGATATTCCTAGAGTACCAATTGCTTGGTCTAGTATATCATCCCATGTAACTAATTTTTTTTTGAATCGCTTTTGTTGGATTCTACAACATTTCTAGATAATCCGTTGTTCTTGTCGTTCTTTAAATCTCTAGAACCTATCATTGTATTCATCACTTTTGCGGAATCATCCTCTGATATATCCATTGCCCAATCGTAGAACTCATGAATAGTGTAATCTACAGAAACACTACTCTTCTCATCATATGCCACGCATCCAGCATACAATAGCCAACAGAATGCTTTAGCTTGTTTTTTACCATTAAAGGCTTCTTCTATTTGAGATAATTCAACATCCATACCTTCACAAAATATTGCATAAGTATTCATATTGAAGACTAGTCCTCTTTTTTTTCCACCAATGTCTATTAGACAAGTGCCTCTGTGTTTGTTTGTTGCCATAAAATTATTGTTTAATTAATGATTTAAGGTGTTGCAAATGTTGGAGGATTTGAAGTTCCTAAAGCAAGTACTCCACTTCCAACTAGATTACCACTAAAACTAACCGGTTGTTCTACCTCTGCACTTTGGTCTAAAGAACTTATGTATGCGAAACCATACCAAAAGTTACCTCCTTGTCCCCAAGCTACTTTTAGTTTTGCTCTTTGAGAAAAATATGTCCACAAGGTAAGTATACCCGTATTAGTTTGAGCAGTACCCGATGCTTCTGCGGTAAGTGAAAGATCAACCATACTTTCAAAGTCTATACTCCAACTCTTCTGACCACCGATTACTTCAGTCCATCCCTCACTTGACTTTGTAGATATATCGGGGTTTTCTCCCGAAATAGATAAACTTGAAGACTTTGATAATGCTACAGCTATCCAAGTATCAGCAGTTGCGGATGCATCGTTATTAGGTACATATAAAGTTAGTTCAGTTCCGTTGATTACACTCATTTTTTAATATTTTACTCAAAGATAAATAAAAAAAAGAATATTATTACTCAGTAACCCCCGTAATATTAAAATCTGCGTTATAAGAGAGAACATCCTCATTGTTTGCTATTACCTCATATTGATTAACATAGCAATATCCACTAAAATAAGCAACTCCATCACTTACTAAATCAAACTTTAATTTAGTTCTTTCTATTAGGTATTGGTCTAAAACAGATGAAACGCTTTGTATTTTAGGAGCATTCTCCCAATTAATATTATAAGAATCCCAATAATGATTTGTTTCTTCCCAAAAAAGACCTTCTGATTTAATCTCTAATAATCCATCAGCAGAAAAACTACCCGATCTTATTCCCATCATTATATCCCTCCATCCCGAATGGGCAGTCTGATATAAAGTTTGATCCCAAGTGAAATTAGATGACTCCCAATTTGTATTTGCAGCCTCCCAATAGTAACTAGTATCAGATGATACTATGATCGGTATTTTAGTAGATATGTCATGTGTTTCACCACTAAATGATATATTATTGGATTTTGAAAGTAGAAGTTGATCGTCATCAAGATATAAAACAAATAAACTTCCATTAAGCATTACTTATCACATTTGACTCAAACACTAATATTTTAGTAAAATATTCGTATTGCCCATCATCATCATCTAAATACCGTTGGGTGGTCTGTTTAAATATATACATTGTGTCAGCACCAAAATCTGATGTAGCATTTCTAACTCTTATCTGTTGGAGTATTAAATTGGATATATCATCGCAATCATCTTGCCCTCCATAGTTTAATGGGTATTTGGTGTGTACTTGGACTTGTACCTCATACACACCCCCAAATCTATCTTTCAACGGATCGTCAACCAATCCCGTTGCTTGTACAACAATGAAGGGATATGTAGTTTGGTCTGTAGCTTTAGCCACTACGGGGACTGCACTAGCATCATAGATTATATTATCATCTAATAACCCATAAATATATGCCCTTACATCTTTAGTACTATCATTCATATTCTTCTAAACCGTCTAGATATTGATCAAAGAGAACCAAAAAACTTGGCTTTATTCTAAGATGCTTTATATCTTTTATGTTGATTTTATCCTTAATTACACTAAACTCATCTGATTTAGCATAGAAGTCGTTTAAATCCTTATTTACAGAGGCTATAACGTCTTCATTTGTCTCTGATAGTGTTAGTGTACCATTCTCCTCTAAAGTGCCGTAAACCTCAAGCATTTGCTTCTTAGCATCCACCATTGATTGTGAATCTGATTCAATCTTCTTTATTGCTTTATTTAATAAATAAGTTAAATCAAATCCTACACCTTCTTGCGAAGATTCTATTGCATTAGTTAGAAGAATTAATCCTTTGTGATAATCTTCTGCTTCCTTAAATGTGATTGTTTTGTTTTCAAACATTCTGTATTTGTTTTAATTAATAAAATTCAAAGATAAATAATATTATGTTGACGCGTCTACACTAGCCTCTACTGATTCACCACTTGCTTCTTCTGACACCTCTTCTACCGCATCTGCTGATGGATCAACCCAATCACCCACAATCACTAGGTTTAAATCCTCTGCTATAATAGTATAAACGTAATTATCATCAGCACCCCAAGCAGCGTATTGCGAACCACTAATTCCAAGGTTACCGTTTGCTACTTGATAACCTTCTTCAGTTAGCAACTGCCAATAAAAAGAGGCTGCTTGTCCCAAGGTTACACTTGTACCTTGTGCTTGTAATTTAACGGCAGTTTTGGTTGTACCATTCTGCCAAACGTCTATTGGTTCTATCTC